ATAGTTATGTATCTGTATCTGATGCTGATGATTATTTTTCCACCCACCTATACGCAGATGGGTGGAATAATGCGAGTACATCGAAAAAAGAGAGCGCACTTATTATGTGCACCCGTATTTTGGATGAAAAAATAGACTGGATTGGCGAAAAAAATACCAAAGAGCAGGCGTTGGCGTGGGGCAGGAGTGGCGTTATGGATGATGGCTACTCTGTTGATGCAACCATTGTCCCAATTCCAATTAAAAATGCAACATCTGAATTTGCCATAAATCTAATTATTACTAATTCAACTGAAAATGCAGATGGCAAGGGGTTAAGTCAATTACAGGTAGGCTCGATTAGTTTAGTATTTGATAAAAAAGACACTGCCGATACCTTGCCCGATGTCGTTCAAGACATGCTGAGAGGCTGGGGCATTATTCACGTTAAAAATAAGTTTGGCACTGCGAATTTAATTCGCAATTAATTATGCGTGATTCCATTGGTAAATTAGTCCAAAGTGCCATAAAAACAGTTGGTGACATTGCCGAGCCAATTATTTACAAAGCCAAAACGTCAGGGAGTTATAATCCAAATACGGGCGAAATAAGCGAAATAATTGTTGAACATCCATTAAACGCAGTTATTTCTCCCATAAAAACGGATGCTCGTTTTCCATCTGAAACAATTATCACCCCCGAATTAGAAGTGTTATTTGCAAGCCTAGACTTACCCATTACCCCAAATAGTGGCGATACAATAACAAGAGGGGCTGAGGTTTATAAAATAACAAAGATAATGCTTGACCCAGCAGGCGCATCAACAACGCTGTATGTTGCAAAAATATAATGAACACTGAAATTTTAATTAAAACGATGGACAAAGATATTGCAAAAAATATGAACGCATTATCTTTTAAACTTTTGGCTGGTTTTGTGAAAAAAACGCCAGTTGACACTGGCGATGCTAGAAGTAGTTGGAACATTACTGAGGATAAAATAGATACTTCAATTAAAGACAAAATTCGTGGCAATATTTCAGGAAAAAAAGACGTATATATCACCAACTCAATTAATTATATTTTGAAATTAGAAAATGGCAGCAGCAAGCAAGCACCTAAGGGCATGGTTGGGCTAACAATCAACGAATTTAAGAACTTATAATGGAAGCAAGGATGGCAAAAATAGAGGTCAACATTGAGCATATCAGCACCGATATTGCCGAGATTAAGAAATTGCTCAATAAACAAGATGAAAGAATTGATAAGTTAGAAATCATGAAATTTAGACTGCAAGGCGTAAGCACCGTTTTAACGGCTGGCGTGTTCGGATTAGCGATTAAAGTGTTTTTATTTGATATTAATTAGGGGTTTTATGAAAAAAATATTAACAATTTTGGTTATGGCAATCACACTGAGCGGCTGCGTAACCATTATTTGTAATTCAGAAAAGCATCAAGAACACAGCGAAGTTTTTAACAATGAAGCGACCAAAAATCAAGCGCAAGAAATTAACAACGATGAAGGGCTATTGTGATAGCACTCTTTACAAACCTTATGCCGATAGTGTTAGGTTTTTTTGCCAAGTTAATGGCGATTAAATCACAATCGGCAAGTGATGCATTAAAATTGGCGATAGAGAGAAACATTGCCAAAGAGAGCAACATTAACTCGGCTAGAGAGTTCAGCAAAGGTGAAAGCGTCAGCGCCCAGTGGTTCAGACGTTCTCTAGTGTTTATTTTGTTGATATTTATTTGTTTTATCGTTGTAGCCCCTGTTTTTTTTGACATAGATCTAGTGGTTAAAGTTGATGATACTACTTCTTTATTTTTTGGGCTTGTTGAATTTAATAATGTTGAATTTCAAAAAATAGATGGGTTGCTAAAATTTGATGAAATATTCCAATGGGTAACCATGATTATCGAGTTCTATTTTGGCGGACAATTGGCTAAGGGCAAATGATTAAAATCAAAAAACATAAGTGGGCTACTGACTATGTCAGCATAAGGTGTAAAGATTAATGATAACAATAATCAAAAAAGAGGGTAAGTTCACCAATTCTGAGAAGGGCTTAACAATAACTTTACCAACTTATCAATATGACTTTGAATTGTATACAATTGCTCTAACTGTTATTCTTGGTAAGCAAAACATGGATAAGTACAACGAACTCTATGACAACCCGTCTGCTTGTGCACAGTGTGAAAGTAGTTGGTTAAAGAGCAATGGGGAAATTATTTTATTCTTTAATAGCACTAGACCCAAAGCCTCCACAATTGCTCATGAATGTGTTCATACTTGTGACCATATATTGGAAAGCATAGGACATAAGCACCCAAATAAATCAAATGAAATCAACGCTTACTTAGTAGGACACTTAGTAGATGTAGTTATGGCAGTGCTTAAATCGAACAGAAAAAATAACGGAGAAAATAATGATTAAAAATGGATATTATTTTAAGAGCCCAAGACGTGCCACTAACGTTATGAACACTTTATGAGTTTTGCGGACGAAAGAAAATCGATTGAAAACAGGTTTAGCACTGAATGGACAGCAACGCCTATTGCCTTTGATAATGTGCCTTTTGACCCACCATCTAACGCCGATTGGGTGCGATTAAGTATCCAAAATGGCGAGAGTGGCTATCGCTCATTGGATGGCGGTTTAAGGCACAGTGGCATTATTAGCGTGCAGATATTTATACCTATTAATAATGCAACAAAAACGAGCAGGATTTACGCTGATTTAGTGTCTGATATTTTTAGCGACCAAACTTTTGACGATATAGTGACCGAAGTCTCCAGTATCAGCATTATTGATGATGATGCAGCTTGGTTGCAAACCAACGTCACTACGCCTTATTATAGAGATGCTGAAAAAATAGTTGTGCCAGTGCCAGTATTTGAGCCCTTATATGTTCTTTTAAACAGCGTTAAACTAGCAATAAATGTTGACGACCCTGAAATAATTATGAGTGGTGATGTTGATGTTATTACGCCCACGAGATTAGAAATAAGCGGCATCATTAGTTGCACTTTTAATTACGTTGTTGGCATTGCTATATACGTTGATGGCGTAGCTATAGGAATAGGCACAAGGTCTAATTTTTGTCATGATGATTGTGCAATTTTGAGTTATAACGGCTCTGGAATTTCATCTGGTGCATCTCGAATGAATCCTCTAGGATTCAACATAGCGACCGATGTTTTGGGTGTTGGCATTCACACGATAGAAATAGGCATAATAGGCAAGTGGATTGGCAATTCTCACACTATATATGTCGGTGATGTTGCTGCTAATAACATACCGAGCAGTAGCACTTTGTTGGTTAAAGAGTTCAGGGCAATTACTGGCGGTGGCAGTATTGTTGAGCGTGATTTTTCAAGACTAAACGTTTTTCTCCCAACAGCAACGCCATACACCACGCCTGAATTAGTCGCTGATATACCTACTAAAATATTCGTGCCAGGGGCGTTGAAAACAGTAAAAGACTTTACCATTGACACAGAAAACGCAAGATGGTTTTTTGACAAGCCAGGGGCAACGGGTAAATACTTTATTGTTCAATTATCCAACACAATAATAACAAGTGTTTCTAATAAAACCATATCGATCGAACTTTATCAAAATGGCGTGCGTGTAGATGGCGTTGGTGCTTCAAGATTTATGAGCGGCGGCGCAGACGAAGGTAATTTAAACTTAGTGGGCGTTATTCAATTAGACCATTTAGATTATATTGAGGGATATGTCACTATCACCGCAGCAGGCACAATTACATTTAAACGATTTGCGCTCACAATAAATGAGATGGTCGGGGCTATTTAAAGCGTAAAATAAATAATTAATTATAATAAAGAGGTGAAAAAATGGCTAGTTATAGAGGTTGTTTAGGCACGGTTAAAGTTACTGACACTGCAATTGCGGAAATTCGCAGTTGGAATTTTGACCAGACTGTGGAAATTATCGATGCTTCAGCGATGGGCTCGTGTGATAAGGTTAAAAAAGCAGGCATGAAAGATGCGACAGGCTCAGTTACTTGCTTTTGGGATGATGCCGATGCTGCTCAGGCTTTAATTGTTGTTGAGGCCGAAGTTGAATTGAAGTTGTACCCAAGAGGCAGCGCTATCACAGGTAGCAAATTTGTCACTTTGACAGCTATAATTTCATCAGTAGGCGAGTCAGCCAGTTATGATGGCTTAGTTGAAATGACCTTTAATTTTGAAGCAACTGGGCCTGTTGTTTGGGCGGCTGTCACGTGAGTATTCTTGATAAAGCAATCGCTCATTTTGATGCTTTGGGCACTAAAAAAATCAAAATTCCCGAATGGGACTCAAACATCTACACCACGCCGTTTACTTTGGGCGAGAAGCGAGCATTATTAAAATTTTCAAACGGAAATGATGCTGAGTTCATGGCAAGAACTTTGATTTTAAAAGCCATGGACAAGGATGGAAAAAAAGTCTTTGGTTTGGACGATAAGCCCACTTTAATGGGGCACGCCCATTCTAGTGTCATTGAGCGAATTGTGGGTGAAATTGCCGAAACGCCTTCGCCTAAAGAAATTGAGGAAAAGTAAGAAGCGACACCGAATTATTTAACATGTACGCCCTTGGTGATCGCTTGAATAAAACGCTTGATGAAATAGGATTAATGGCAGAAAGCGAGTTTTTTGGCTGGATCGCTTATTACAAGATTTTAGAGGAAAAAAGTGTCGCAACAAATAACAACTCTAGGCGTTAAGGTAGTCACTAAGGGGGCTGGTAAAGCCAAACAAGAAATTAACAGCCTTGGTGCTGCTGCTGATAAAGTAAAAATAGCAGTGGGGTTAATGTCTGCTGCCTTAGTTCTCGGTGGAACTAAGGCAATTACAGCATTTAAAGCTCAAGAGCAAGCCGTTGCGAAGTTAAACGCTTCAATCGTTTCAATGAACAGAGTCACGCCCCAATTAAGTTCAAATTTACAACAACTTGCTTCTCAAATTCAAAGACAAGGCATTATCGGTGATGAGGCTTTAATTGAAGGTGCTTCGTTCTTGACGACCTACTCAGCAATTAGCGATGACCTATTGCCTCGCACAATGCGAATTATGTCCGACTTTGCGGCTAAGATGGGCGGAAATACTGTGCAAGCCGCAAACTTGTTAGGCAAGGCATCAATGGGGCTTACGGGTGAGTTATCACGACTAGGCATCACTTTGAGCGATGAAGCCAAAAAAACTAAAGATTTTAATTTGATTTTGGGCGAAATTGAAACGCAGGTTCAAGGCATGAACAAAGCATTGGCGGCGACTAATACGGGTAAATTAACTCAAGTATCCAATGCGTTTGGCGATTTTCAAGAAAACATCGGCAAAGTTTTGGCTGCAAATTTAGCCCCAGTTTTCGTTGGACTCGCGAATGGAATTTTAGATGCAAAGATTGAACTTGAAGGATTCAATTCTCAACAATTGGAAATAGTTGATAACACGACATCAGTAGCAAATGTGTTGAGTATTTTAACCGATAACTTCGACAAGATTATCAGCACACTAACCAATGCTGGCATAGCCTACGGCGGTTTAAAATTAGCAACTTATGCGCAAGTAACAGCCAATAATTTCTTAAATAAATCAAATATAATAACCAGTAAAGGGGTGATGGGATTAGGTGGTGTCATGACAAAGACTACCCTTAAAACTAATCTACTCACTGGTTCAATGCGTGTTTTAAAGGCAGCCATGCCCTTCGCTTGGGCATTCGCAGCACTTGAGGCGGCAACTTGGGCATTTAGCAAAAGTACTGAAGAATCAAGTGCTGTTATTGACAAACAAACAAAGTTCTTGAAGTTATATCAAGAAAGCATCGAGGGCGTTTCTGAGGCTAAAAATAAAATCGCTAAAGCGACAGAACAAAAAATAACACTTGACATTGACATTGACATCCAGCGAATTTTGAAAAAATTACAAGTTGCAAAAATTGCTTATCAGGAAAAATTGGCTGAGTTTTCAAAACAAAGTCCAAAAACCGATGCAACAGCAGGCATTTTTAAAGAACAAATAGAAATGATGAAATTAACCAAAATATATCGAGGGGCAATAATTGCAAAACAGCAGTTTTTGACCAAAAAAAATAAAAAAATAGACATGACCCAACATGCGGCCATTTTAAAACTAACTTCATTGACTGATAAATTAACTAAGAAAAAAAAGGAAATAGATAAAATAACTGATGCTCAAATTGCATCCGAAAAAATACTAAATAACCAATACAAAAACTCAGCAATAACCCTCGAGCAATATACCAAAGGGGTTAATATTATGAAAAATGAAATTCAAAAATATAACGACACTGTTGAGCAGATCGCTTTTGACAAGAAAATGGAAAAAATGGCGAAAAAAATGGAGGATTCAATCACAGATTCCATTATGAAAATGAGCCAAGGTTTAGGTTCGTTTAAAGATTTTGCCAGTTCAATTTTTAGAGATATGGCCGCTGAAATGGTTAGGGTTCAGATTGCAAAACCACTGGCGAGCGCTGGGTCAGCATTTTTAGGCAAGATGATGGGTTCACTATCACTCTTTGGCGCACCAAGT